CCGAGGGCTTGAGCGCCACAGAACAGTATTTGCGAACCTTCGATGGTTCCGCCAGAGCCGTACTTGGAGCCGGAGGCAACGCCGCTGGTGTTGGGTACGTGGCGGAACTCGTGCAACACGATGCCGTCCACAGAGACCAGATCACCGGTGAACAGGTTCTCGTTGACTGCCAGCTTTTGCGAGTAACGCAAGTTGGCCATGTAGTCCACGTCCTGCTTCAGTTTCGCCATGGCCTGTGGTGTCAGGAAGGCGTGGAAGTACTCCTTGCCGCCGCCGTCGGTACAGCCACGGATGTAGCGGTCTTTGGCGTACGCCTTCAACTGCACAAACATCTGCCATGTAGGGAAGTCGGTTGCTGTGACTTGTGCGGAGGTGTTGTTACCGCCGTTGGATGAAGTCTTCAGCACCTTGTTGGTCGCATCCCAGCGCGTCATACGACGGGTAGAGGGGGCAGCCACGTCGGCGGCGAATTCCAGGTACGGCAGATCGGAACCAATGCGGGTCGCACCGTTCGGGCGGAATCCGTAGCCGATACCAGCCAGAGTCAGGAATGCGAGTTGGTCGATGCGGTCAGCGAGCCAATAAGCCAGTACGTTCTTGGAGTTCTCGCGGAACTCAACGATGGACTTCTGGTCAGCCATACGACCTTCGTGGCGATTGGCGTGACGCAACTGGTCAATACGAATCACTTGGTCGAAGGTTTGCATGCCTTCTTCGTTGCCTTCCAGCGTGCGGTCGCCCGCAACACCGTCGCCCTGCAGGTCGGCCAGCAGCGTGATAACCGCGCGAGCGCCCTTTTCGGACTGTTTCAATTCAGTGATGTGCTGAATCATGGAGTTCGGGCCGCTGCCCAGGAACTTGTTTACGAAAGATTGATTGCGGGCGTTTTTCCACAAGTCCATCGACCAGATGGTCTTTTGCTCGTTGGTCAACAGCCCGAAGTTGGTAGTTGTCATCTCGACACTCCTTCTAAGTTAGACAATAGATTCCACTCTTTGCCGAGATGTCGCCTCGCGCCAGCGTAGTTCGGAGGTGCTGTCGTGACCTGCCTTGAGCCGATGTCGTGGAATATACACTATTTCTAACTTAGAGCTTAGAAATAAATGCGGAGGGTTGGGGAACCGGGCACTACTCCGGGCGCGGCTTACACCCTCCGCTGGTATTAGCTTTGAACTCAGCCACTACTTTTCGAGTGCGTCCCGTGCGTCGTCATACTGTTTGTAGCAGCTAAGAAGCGCGAGTCTTATGGTTTCGGCGCGGAGGGCTTCGTCAGCAAATCCAAACGATTCAGGAAGCTGGGTTGCGTCACGGATTCCGGCAGTTTGTCCAGTGATGGCAAACGGGGAGGCTTTGCTGTCGGTGGGGGCAGTGACTCCGAAGGGCGTGGAGGACAGACGCACCCTGAGAGTATCAGCAGTAATGTTAGCATCAGCAAGTTTGGTCGCATAGTCTTTCCTTGTGTTGTCGGCAGATGCTTGGAGGATTCGTTCTTTGTCGCGGTACTCAGTATCCTTATCTCGCAGCTGCTTCTGGGCCATGATGACAGCGTCGGCGTGATCCGCTTTCGCCTGTGCCAGCTTGGTGGCAGCGCGGCTCACCTCTAGCTGAAGCTGGCCATTCTTGATAGCGCAGGAGAAGTTCGTGGTCAGTAACGCGATGATGACGATACCGAGCAGCGATTTTGGGACGAGGTCGAGTGGGTTCATGGTGTACGTGCCTTGAAGTAAAACTTGATCACCGCTGCCTGTAGAGCCATGTAGGGCGCTGTGACGGCGGCGATGACGGCGGCGACTTCCAGGCCGGGGCGGTCAGCATGCGCGCTGGCGTACGCGAAGGCCCATTGGGTCTCGATGATCGTGCCGTACAGGACGGCCCAACACACAGCGTGCTTGTCGATGTCACGCTTGTCGATGAAGTCCCAAATCATGCCGAGTGTTTTGAGCATCACACAAGCGCCTCTTGAGCCTTACCGTACAGGGCGACGCGCTGGTCATACCCATTCAAACCGCCGTTAATCCGGCGCGTAATCCCCATGAAATCGCCCACGTCGGCGAGTTCATTCAGGCCACGGACTTTCCAGAACCAGGCCGCTGAGCGCACCGCGTTCTTGGGCGTTTCCAGAAGCTCGGGGTGGTCCAGCAGCGGCAAGTCGAGAGCTTCGCCGCAAGCCTCGTAGTTGGACCTGCCCGTGACCTGGATCAGCCCGCGCCCACGGAATTTGGAACCATCGCCGGGCTGGAGATTGCCGAGATCCACCCTGCCCTCGTAGCGCTTCTGTGTGGGGGTAGGACCCCATATTTCCCGCAGGAAGTGCAGGCCGCCCGATTCGTGACCAACCTGGGCCAGGAACATCGCCTGACGACGCGGCGTATTGATCTCGAACTCCGCCATTGCGTCTTCGATAAAAGGCAGCAAAGGGATGGCGTCGTTTGCGCTCGCGCCAGTGGCGCTACAGAGTTCTTCGGAGGTCATAGGTTTTTCTCCACAAGTTCGTCAAGTTCGGACTGCATAAACTCAGGCACAGCGATACCATGTTCCTTGACCAAGCTGGTGAACTGGCGCAGCAGCATCTCCATACGAGTGATCGTGCGCTGCTGTTTATGGATCGTCGTGTCCATGCGCTGCATCTCAAGGCGTACGGCGGTGAGTTCCTTGGTGTGGAACTCCACCATGGTCTGCAGGCTGGTGAAGACCTCTGTGGTGGCGAACTCTTCAGCCTTCGTGGTGCCGTCTTTTGCGCGGCGCACAGCGTACTGCTGGTAGCCGAGAAACGCTGCGGTTAGCGCCCCGGCTGTGCCGAGTACGGTCTTGATGATGTCGTCCCATACGCCGCTCATTTGAAGTCCTTAAATGCTGTGTCCTTGGGAGCAGGACTGTTGAATGACGGGTAGCGGACCAATAGCCAGATGGCGATCAACGAACCTACGAAGCTCGGACCTGGGACGCCTTGGAAACAGATGTAGATGATCCCCACTGTGCTCCAGAGAAAGCACCCGAGCGCGCCATCTGTGATCAGCAGGACGACGTTTTTACGGCCGGTCAGTACGCCGTACAGGATGCTGACTCCATGCACTGCATATGCAGCGGCCCAGATGCGGTAATTGAAGAAGTGGAGCAGGTAGCGCAGCGCTTCATCGTTTGGGTCAGAGAGCGTGTATGCCGCCCACCCGAAGCTGACGAGACCGAACCACAGCTTGGTAGCTGTGATGTCGCTTTTCTTCAGGATGCGGGTGAGGGACTTCATGGCAGTCTCTTACAGCGTGTCGCCGCGCATCTGCTTGAGGGTTTCTTCATTCAGCCCGGAAAACTCCTTCTGGCTCATACCCATGACCTGGCGTACATCCAGCTTGCCGCCGCCCAGCTTGTCGCTGTCTGCACCTGGGCCTTTCGCCAAGTTCGCTGGTTGGCCTGTGATTGCCTTGGCAGTCTTACCCACGGCTTCGGCCTTGCGCTCGGCGGCTACGTCCTTTGCAGACACGCGGGGTGTCGAGGTGGTAGCCACTTCCTGCTTGGTGGTGCGGGGCTCTACCAGCAGCGCCACTGCCTTCTGCAGCGCAGCAGTCGGTGTGAATCCTTTCAGCTGGTACGCTTCCTTCAACTCCACCACCTCACCCATCTTCTCGGCGTCGAAATCGGCGTGGTCTTCGTTCAGGACCGGGTATGCATTCTCGATCCGCTCCAGCGCGATGTTGTAGCGGGCGCGCTCCACGTTGCGGACTTCCGCAGCCTGGATCTTCATGTCCGCCTTGGTCTCGGTGATGGCGCGGTCAGCCTTGCGGATCTCGGACATCTTGGCGGATGCTTCATCCAGCTTGCCTTCGGCCAGGAGCTTGGTGTACTCCTTCTCCATGGCGATCACCTTGTCTTCCAGCGTGGTGATCTCGGCGTTCACGTCTGCTACCTGCTGGCCGTTCTGGTACTGGGCCAGCTGGCGCTCCAGGTCCTGACGGCGCTCGCGCTCCTTGTTCAGCACGGCTTCGTGGCGGCTCAGCGGGATGCGGGTGTCCTTCTTGCCTTCCTTGGGCTCGCCGTCGTCACCCTTGGCCTCGCCGTCACATTTGGCTT